GGCACAGTCTGGAAAGGGTTGTACACCTCCCCGTCCGCGCGACCCCTCAGACGCACATGGTATTGAACATTATGGACCGCTACGTTGCTGATGAACACCACCGACAGTCGATCGAACTGGCGCAACCATTCATTCCGGACGCGAGCGTATATGCTCTGGGTTTCACGGCCAAAGCCGTTCTCGACTCGGAGAATTACGTTGTCGCGGTTGAAAGGCTTGAGCATGATTGTCCTCGCATCACAATTCAGGAGTACAAAGCAAGGGACACGACGCAGGGGTACAACTATATAGTTGCGCCGTGTCCCTCACATCCTTACAGCGCGGTGCCGGTGGCGAGGTTGGACGTGCTGAAGTTCGTCGCGCCCCACCCGTTGTCCGCCTTGTCCGACTGGTGTCGCTTGTCGATGCCAACGAGCACACCGACGACCTTCGTACCCGTGCCGTCACCCGACTGTCGGATGCGCAGCTTGAACCCGCCGTCCGCCGACTGCGACTCCGACACGAGATTCTTCGGATCGATGTCGACGATGTACGACGTGCCCGTCACGATCGCTTCGGCGCGCAGTGCGAACAGGGTCGACACGTCTTCCGCTTCGACCGACACCGACAGCACACCACCGACCGTACCTTGCACCGAGAAGATCGCCGCGAACTTCCCGAACTCTCCCGCGGCTGCGGGCGCAACGGTTACGAGCGTGACGACAGACGCATCACCGATCGCCGCGTCGAAGTCGGCAACGAAGTGAACGAGTTCCGAAACTCGCATGTTGGGAAAACCAATCATGTTGCTTGCTCCTTGCAAGGCCCCTGTACTAGCGGGCCGAATTGAGATGTCCTGCGCTACGCGAGGTTACGCGTAGTGCATGCGCACGAACGGCGAGCGCGTCACGGAGTCCGGGAACGTCACGGGGTTGAGGAACGCCGGTTGCCCATCGATCCGGAACGTGACCCGGAAGGCGGTCAGGTCGTAGTCGAAGTACAGATGCATGGACGTTTCAAACTTCACGCCGCCACCCGCCTTAGTAATCGCACGGTACATCGACAGATCGTACAGACGGATCACACCTGCCGCACCTGCCGCGGGCGCATGCGCGGAGAAGATCGCGGGGAGTCCCAGCACGGTGCCCATACTCATCCCGCCCGCGACGTTGTTGCCGGGGATGAAGACGGGGTACGTACCGACGGTCATCGTGAGCAGATGCGGAATCAGCGACGTGTTCATGAACCAGCGCGCACGCGACTGCGACGACGGAAGCAGGCGCGACAGCATCACGCCCAGCGTGCCGGGGTTGATGACCGTGCCTCCACCGAACGCGGCGAGATCGTTGAACGCCACCGACAGCTCCGACGCGTGACCGTGGATGCCGAGCGGCTGCCCGACGCCCGAGCCGGTGAAGATCGCTTCGCCGATCTTCCAGTCGATTGCCCGCGTGATCTGCGGGAACAGGTACCCACCGAGCGCGGGCGCGTCGTCGAGCAGTTCACTCGTTACGACGGCCATCGCCATGAGCTTGTGCAACCGCATCGTGCTCGGTTCGATCCCGGTCGGACGCGACGCGTTCGCTTGTGCCGCCTCGTTCTCCCAGTACGCACGCACTCCGCTCGCGCCCCACGGGGTCGACTCGTCGCGCGGGAACGTCATGCCGTTGCCGGTGACAGGAACGTCGTTGCACATCCCGAGGTAGTTTTCGGCGTCGAGCACGTGCTGCATGATCTCGGTCGCGTACTGCGGAGGAACGAGCATCCCGAGATCGCCGCTTCCTTCGGTGATCGTATTCGTCGGCGCAGCGACGTTGATCGCGCGATTCCAATCCGCGACCTGGGCGTTCCAATCGAGTGCACGACGCGGCGGCGCGGAACCATTGCGAGCGGAGATTGTGGTCGCGGCGACGGTACGCGCGAAGTCACCGAACGACACGAACCCGCCCCGTTCGTTGAGCTGCGGCGCGGTGATCACTTGCGTGCGATCGTTCGGGGACACGCGCGCATTCGTCGCGATGATGCGGGACACGTCGTCCTGCGCCGACGCGACCACGACGCGGTCGGTATCGGGCAGCGTGGACACATTCGCGATGCGCGCGTCGATGGACACGATGTTCGCTTGATGCGTTGCGAACGTCGTGCGCTCGTCTTCGGTCAGGTCGCGGGACTCCGCTTCCGATACCTCGACGAGCGCGGTCATTGCGGACATGTTCGCGTTGCGCTCGGCATTGAGTTTCGCGAGCATGCGTTCTTTGGTTGCCTTGTTCACTTGGTACTACTCCTGTGTGATATGTGAAGGTGTGTCGGCTCGAACGATCACGCCTGACGAACGGAACTACGGTTCAGCTCCAGACGCGCACGGGACGCAGACATGCCCCCCGAATTCCGTACCGAAGACGCAGACGCATTCGTCTTGCGCTTCGTTGCGGCCGCGGCCGCGGCCAAGTTCATAACATCATCGAAGGACGCAACACCGTGCACCAAGCCGCGTTTCAAGGACTCCTGTGCGCTGAACACGCGTCCTTGACCGAACGTGTCGTGTACGCGGGCGACATCGATCCCGAGGTTGTCCGCAACTCCTTGCTCGAACATCCTGCCCGCAGTCGACACGAGGTGCATCAAGTGTTCGCGTGCACTGTCCGACAACGGCGCATACGGATTTCCGTCGACCTTGTTCTCCCCGTACTGAATCAGCGTGACCGTTTCGCCGTTCTTTTCGAGAAGCTTGCTTTGGTCGATATGCATCATGTACGCGCCCACGGACCCGGTCGCTCCGGACGGAGTCACCGACACATCGGTTGCGGCGGTGAGCAACCAATACGCTCCCGACAACGCGTGTTCGTTCGCGATCGAAAAGACGGGCTTGATCTGTGCTCCCTGCCGGATCAGTTGCGCGAATTCATACACCAGTCCGCTTTGTCCACCTGGTGACGCGATGTCCATCACGATCGCGCCGACATCGGGGTTCGCGACCGCAGTCCGGAATTGATGCATCGACCGATCGATCGCGGTCCCAGTCGGACCGGACTGTTCACTGATCATCGACGCACGAGGTGCAAGCATCCCGAAGATCGGAATGTATGCGACACCCGTCCCCAGTGCGGGCGAACTCGATTGGGGAGCGCGACGCGCGGCCATGTCGGTATTCGCGCGGAATGCATCGAGGCGTTCCTTGTGCAGTTCGGGGTGAAGCAACGCGTCGACGATCAGCGTCGACGCAAGTTGTCCGTACGTCGCGTCGACGAGCCACACGTTCGACGTGAGCAACGGGAGAAGGTGTGCGCCTCGCATGGGTCATGCTCCTTGATTGGGTTATATGTCGGCGTCGAACAGTGAGCATGCCAGTAGCACAAGGTCGTCGACCACCGATGCATCCCGCATGTTCTCGATCGTATCGGCGATGCGGCTCGCGGTATTGTGCCGCGCACCACACTGCACAAGGAACGTCGCGAACTTCGCGTCCGCGAACGATATGTCCTTCACGCGATACGCACGCACACGTGCCGCAATGCGGGCGTGTGTAGCGATGCGCATGCGTTCGAATGAGGCCGTCTGTGCGGGTTGTGTCGGTTGACCTGGACGCGCGGAAACGGGAGCGTCTTCCGAATCGTCTTCCGAATCGTCCTCGATCTTCGCACTCGTGGTCATGTTCACTTGCGACAACGGAGTGTCGAGCCCTTCGATCGGGTTCAACCCGATCATCGCGCGACCTTCATTGCGCACCATGACACCGCCTTGCGTCATGCGCTGCACGAACGTGCCGACCGAATTGAGATCACCGAGCGCAAGCCTCGTTGTGTCGAAGTCGAAAAAGTATTCGTCTTGCTCGTCTTCGGGAACGAGCTTCGCGGTGAACTCCTGTGCCCACTTGCAATACCACGGTCCCATCGTATAGCGCAAGAACTCAAGCGACATCTGTTCGATGTTGTTATTCGTTGCGCGCGACAAGTCACCGATCATGTGAGGAGGGACGCGATACAGGGACGCGATCTCACCGCGAATGGCTTGTCGCGTCTCGATCATCTGTGCGTTGTCGTTGTCCAGTGCTTGATTGTCGTGATACTTCATGCCCCACTGCAAGACCGCGACACGACCACGGTTCCCGCCTTGTTGAGCTTCACGCCATTGGTTCCGGAACTTGTTGAACTCCTCCGTCGTCTTGAACTTGGAAGGATGCTCGATCCAACCTCCGGGGCGTCCATCGTTGTCGAAGAACCGTTGTGCATAGTCCTGCACCGACAACCCTGCCGCAACGATCGCGGGAGACGCGGCGAGTGAAGACTTGCCGTCGACACCATCCGTCGTGTAGTCGAACACGGTCAACAGATCATTGATCGCGTACGTCGTTTGCGTGCCGTCGTCCTTGTTAAATACGTACTCCGGTTCGCGTCCGGGCATCGTGCGCACCACGACACGATCCGGATGCAGCGGAACAAGTTCGTTTGCGTATCCCGTGAGCGGATCGAACCGCACAGTCGCGAACGACCGACCACGCAGTACCGCGTGTCCTTGTTGCAATGCTGCATACGCGAACGGTGTTTGAATCCTGTTCGGACGCAGACGCGTGAGACGCGACAAGGGGTGCTGATACTCTATCGTGCGGATCGCACGACCGTTGCGAATCTCGCGTCGGTAGAGCACGAGCGGAGTCTGTGCGAGCGTCTCGCTCAACAGTCGGACGCACGCGTAGATGGTCGACAGACGCAATGCTTGTTCGGGCGACACGACACCATTGCGTGCGGCAACGTTGACCCACCACCAGTCCCCGAAGTACGGATCGACATCTGTCGACGACGGTGCGTCCCCGTCCGCACTGACCCGGGCACGCGGGAACCAAGACGACGCGATCGTGCGGAAGATGCTCATACGGACAACACCTCCCCCGATCCTCCGTAGTGCTCACTGGTCCCAACCGCACGCGCGGTCGCCATGATTGCCGCGATTGCCGCGTCGATCTTTTCTGCGCGTCGTTGCTTGACCGGAACCATGAGCCCCTTCTTCCCAGTTTTGCCGACACAGTTCGACGCGCACCACACAAGCACGCGATCATTCTGATGTCGGAATGAGTCGTCGCGGAGCAACGCGACGAACTCGTCTGTCGCCGCGGCCATGTTCACAAGCGACTGCGTGAACTCGACGGTATTGCAGTGCGTCTCGTCCGCGATGCGCTTAGCGATGTCGGACGCATTGAACGGGTCGTACACGAACTCAATCGGGTTGTATGTCTCGATGTCATCGAGCAGATCCCGAATGATCAGCTCTTTGTCGATGATCGCGCCCGACGTGACGATCAAGCGTCCGGACTTCGCCCACGCTTGATACATGTTTCGGTTCGTCGTGTCGTCCTCGATCGTCTGCTCGGGGAGGTAGTACTTGCCGAACCCGTAATACTTGATTCCGTCCTGGTCATCGGGCACACGGAAGACGATCATGCTCGCACACAAGTCCGTCTTCTGTGCCAT